AATTGTAGCTAAAAAAGCTCCTAAAGAAGAAAAAGAAATAGTATCAGAAGCTACTAAAGTAGTAGAAGAAGTTAAGAAAGAAACTAAATCAGAGTTCCCTATTGACAAGCCAAAGAAAAAAAGAAAGTACTACCCTAAAAAGAAGTAAGGTAACATGTCGGACTCAATAAAAAAATATCACGAGCTATTGGAAGAGGGTAAATCCCTTAGCACCACCCACAACCAAACAAGCACTATGACAATCATAGAGATACTTCGTGCTTCAGATTGTGCAGGTAATTTAAGACTACTTCTTGAAAAAGCTACAGAAATATCTAGAAAGGGTCCAAATCTTACCCCGGCCACTGTCTTTCAAATTGCAGGTGAGGAGGTAAAGGTAGACGAGTTATGTACACCAGAAAAACAACAACAATGGAACAACCAAGATTAAACCTATCGATTGACCAAACCCTGCCGGTAGAATGCGAGAAATGTGGACATACATTTTTTGAAGAAGCACTTCACATTAGAAAGGCATCGGGACTTTTAACAGGTACCGGCCAAACTACTTACATGCCAATTCCGGTATTCGGGTGCAAGGCCTGCGGCCATGTCAACACTGAGTTCCTTCCAAAGGAATTAAAGCATATGAATATAGGAGAGTAAGACAGACTTTACTTAAACATCAAAGAGGCCTTGTGCCTCTTTTTTTTGTGCTATTTATTAGAAATAAAAAAGTTACTATGAAAATTTTGTTACAACCAATTAGTTACGTACTAACTAAACTAAATAATTATTTTATGGGATTTTTCAGTATCTTTAAAAAGTCAAATGATTACAATGAAAAAGTTGTAATTGGATTCATGTCGTTCATGGTAATGGTTATTGCCATTGTAGTAGACCTTGTAACAGGTTACATGGGTAAAGCATTAGAATTAAACGAGTACATCTTTGATGCATTCATGTACATCACTTTAGGTTCATTCCTTCCAGATGTATTAGAGAAGTTTGCAGCAATGAAAAACGGAAACAAATCAAACAACGAAGAATAAAAATTAGATTATGAGCTTAAAAAGTTTACAAGAAAAGATCGGAGTAACAGCAGATGGAGCATTCGGTCCTGGAACAATGAAAAAAGCAATGGAGTTTTACAAACTAACACCAGTTAGAGCGGCTCACTTCTTTGCTCAAACATCACACGAAACTGGAGGATTCAAAGCATTCTCTGAAAACTTAAACTATTCAGCACAAGGACTTCAAGGCATCTTTGGAAAATACTTTCCAGGTAACTTAGAAGAGTCTTACGCTAGAAATCCTGAAAAGATTGCCAACAGAGTTTACGCATCAAGAATGGGTAACGGAGATGAGAAATCAGGAGATGGTTTTAAATTTAGAGGAAGAGGTGCTCTTCAATTAACTGGTAAAGATAACTACGCAGCATTTGCTAAGTATTTAAACAAGCCAGAAATTATGACTAATCCAGATCTAGTAGCAACGACTTATTCTTTTGAATCAGCAATGTTCTTTTTTGACAAAAACAAATTGTGGGAGATATGCGACAAAGGAATCAACGATGCAGCCATATTAGCTCTTACGAAAAGAATTAACGGTGGTACTCACGGGTTAGAAGACAGAAATCAAAAAACTAAAAAGTACTACGAATACGTTAAATAGTAAACTATAAGATGAAGACTTCACTTTTAATTACATTATCATTGACAACAGCATGCGCATTTATAGGTTCATACTTTATGAATCTAACAGCAGATAACATCGAACAATACCTTTCAGTAGCATTTGTAATATTTGCTGATGGGTTCTTTGGTGTATGGGCTGGAGTTAAAAGAGAAGGATTCAGAACTTATAAAGCATTAAGTGTACTAAAAACATTCGTATTTTGGGTAGTAATGCTTTCAGCTATATTAACAATAGAAAAAGGATTTACTGGAACAGGTTGGTTAAGTGAGACTATTATGGCTCCCTTCCTAGTGTTCCAGTTAGTTTCTATTCTAAAAAATGCCTCAATGGTAGGTGTAGTAAAAAACGAATTACTTACTCAGATATTGGATAAGTTAGATAAACATAAAGGAGATAGAGATGTTGCTAAATAAACAAAACATTCTTATATTAATTGTTATTGCACTATTAGGTTATAACATTTTTACTACAAACAGTATTAGAACTGATGTAAAAGGTTACGAAAGAAGAATTGATTCAGTTCAAACCAAAATAGATTCAGCACAAGTAATTAATAAACAAATCGATGTTAAAATCGATTCAGTAAAAGAAAATGTAGTTTCTATTACAAAGGAAATACATCACATAGATAATACCATAACAATTGTAAAAAAACAAACAGATGAAAAAATTAATACTGTTGATAAGTTTTCTAATGCTGAGCTTGAATTCTTTTTCACAAACAGATACAACCAAGGTAACTCTACCAACTAAGGTAGTAAGACTAGCAGCAAAAGATTTAGTTCGTTATGACGGATGTAAGGAAGAATTAAAACTTACTAAAGACAAAGTAATTAAATTAGAACAAAGAGAAGTACAGAAGGATACTATCATAAGTCTTTTAACTGTTAAAGATAAGAACAACCAATTTATCATTCAGCAGAAAGATGTTCAAATTGGAGAGTATAAAGGAATGACTGATGACTTAAAGAAAGAATTAAAGAGTCAAAGGAATAAAACATTCTGGTATAAAGTACTAGCTTTTGTGAGTTTATCCACAACAGTATTTTTTGTAAAATAAATAAATTAAGGCTTGTTTTTACAGGCCTTTTTTCATATATTATAGTTATATAAAAATGTTATTATGAATGATAGAGAAGCAATCTTTACTATTGACGAGCCAAGTCAAAAAAAAGAACTAGTCAACCACCCTCAACACTACGGAGGAAAGGATAATCCATACGAAGCCATAAAAGTTATTGAAGCCTGGAACTTAGGTTTCTGTTTAGGAAATACTGTGAAGTATATTTCAAGAGCTGGAAAAAAAGACGATACAATCCAGGAGCTTGAAAAAGCTTTATGGTACTTAGAAAGAGAAATCAAAAACTTAAAAGATGGCAAAAAAAGTTCTTAAACAGGTAAGCCTGATAAGAGACTTCTGTAATCCAGTTATTGATTATAATATCAGCAAATCCATATCGTATAGTCAGACCTTAGCATATAATACTTGTCCTCACCAATGGGCATTAAAATATGTTAAAGGATTGCAAGAGTATAAACCTTCTATTCACACAGTCTTTGGTACAGCAGTACACGAAGTAATGCAGGAATGGTTAACAGAACTCTATGAAGGAACAGTAAAGAAGTCAAATGAAATGGATTTGAATGCACTCCTACTGGAGAAGATGCAAACAATTTATGCTCAAGAGAAAGAAAGATACGGAAAACATTTCTCTACCTCTCAAGAGCTTTCTGAGTTTCATAATGATGGGGTTGAAATATTACAATACGTTCGTAAGAAACGCTCTGTTTACTTCGGTACCAAGTACTACAAGCTGGTTGGCGTAGAAATTCCTCTTATACATAAAATAGCTGACAATGTTTTCTTCAAAGGATATATCGATATTGTTCTCTATGATGAGCAGGATGATAAATATATCATTTTAGATATCAAAACATCCACATCAGGATGGAATGATTATGCAAAGAAAGATGATAAAAAGCTAGCACAATTACTTCTCTATAAAGAATTCCTGGCAAGACAATTTGATATAGATGTAGAGAAGGTAGATGTAAAATACTTTATTGTTAAAAGAAAAGTTCCTGCCAATCCAGAATTTGCAGTAATGGGTAGAAGAGTTCAAGAGTTTGTTCCTCCTTCAGGAAAGATTAAAAGAGGTCAAGCGACAACTGCTCTTACAAAATTTATTAACGATGCTTTTGATAGTCATGGACAGTATATTGATAAGGAATACGAAAAGAAGCCTTCTAAGTCAAACTGTATGTTCTGTGAATTTAAAGGAACAGAGCATTGTCATGCAGGTGTTTTAGGATAAGGGTATATTTATATATACATATAATTATATAAACAATGAACACTAAAAAACTAACATCGGTTAAAGTAGAAGAGGATCTTCTACAGGAATTTAAAGAGCAATGCGTAAGGCATAAATTTTCTCTACAGAAGCTTGTAGACAGAGCAATTTTTTTATATCTTACAGAAGAAGGCTTTAAACAAAAGCTTCACACACAAACAAATATTAAATTAAAATAGTTACATGAAAGAAAAATTTCGTTATGTTAAGAAAGAGGATCGTAAGAAGATTCTTTTGTTATGCGATGATATTAGGATGCATTCTGGTATCGCAACTATGGCCAGAGAGATTGTTGTAGGAACATCTCATCACTTCAATTGGTTAAATCTAGGAGCAGCAATTAATCATCCAGAAGCAGGAAAAGGATTTGACATCTCAGGAGAGGTAAATAGGTTGGCAGGTATTGAAGACTCTTACGTAAGAGTTCTACCTAATAACGGATATGGAGATGCAATGCAAATTAGAGCACTAATAGCACAGGAACAGCCAGATGCTATTTTTATTTTTACTGATCCAAGATATTGGACTTGGTTGTTTGAAATAGAAAGAGAGATCAGAAATGAAATTCCTTTGATGTACTTAAATATTTGGGATGACTATCCGGCACCTTTATACAACAAACCTTACTACGAGTCATGTGACTTATTGATGGCAATCTCAAAGCAAACTAAAAATATTAACGAAATAGTTTTAGGAGAACAAGCTAAAGATAAAATTATTAAATACGTACCTCATGGAATAAACCACGAATACTTCTTTCCTATGACTTCGGTAGAAGAGCTTAAAACTCTAGGTGAATTTAAAAAGACTTTATTCGGAGGAAAAGATATCGAATTCGTAGCATTCTTTAACTCTAGAAACATCAGAAGAAAATCTCCAGGAGATGTAATTCTTTCTTATAGAATGTTCTGTGATATGATCGGAGAAGAGAAAGCTAAGAAATGTGCTTTAGTAATGCATACACAAGCTGTAGATGAAAATGGTACAGATCTTTATGCAGTAAGAGAAGCAATTTGTGATGACAGTTATGTAAATGTATTCTTCTCACAAGAAAGATTAGATACTCCTCAAATGAATTTACTTTACAATATAGCAGATGTTGGAATGCTTATCACTTCAAACGAAGGATGGGGATTATCTTTAACTGAAACTATGATGGCAGGTAAAATGATTATTGCCAACGTAACTGGAGGTATGCAAGATCAAATGAGATTTACAGACGAGAACGGTAAGTGGATTGATTTTACTCCAGACTTCCCTTCTAATCATAGAGGAACATATAAGGAGTGTGGAGAGTGGGCAATCCCTGTATTCCCTTCAAACATTTCAATGGTAGGCTCAGTTCCAACTCCTTATATCTTTGATGATAGATGTGAACCTTTAGATGTAGCTAAAGCTTTAGAGCAAGTTTACAACATGGGTAAAGAGGAAAGAGATAGAAGAGGATTAGCAGCTAGGGAATGGGTGACATCTGATGAATCAGGAATGTCAGCAAGACAGATGTGCGAAAACGTTGTTGATGCAATGGAAGAAACATTTGAGAAGTTTGTTCCTAGAACTAGATTTGATCTTTACAAAATAGAGGACCGACCAAAAAAATATATCACACATAAATTAATATACTAGTTATGAGTAAACCTACATTAGTAGTAAGCTGTCCAGTTGACACTTACTCAGGATATGGAGCAAGAGCAAGAGATTTTGTACAATCAATTATCGATACAGATAAGTACGATGTAAAAATATTATCACAGAGATGGGGAGGAACTAGATTTGGATATTTGAAAGATCATAATAACGAATCTTTAGCTTCTAGAATTGTATCTCAACTAACAGCACAGCCAGATATTTGGATTCAAATTACAGTACCGAATGAATTCCAAAAGGTTGGTAAATATAACATCGGAGTTACGGCAGGAATTGAAACTACCATGTGCGATCCTTCTTGGATTCAAGGATGTAACAATATGGACTTAGTACTAGTATCAGCACAACATGCTAAGAAAGTATTTGAAGAAAGTAAATTTAATATACAGGATAATAATACAGGGCAGGTTACAGGAGTAGTTGAACTGCAGACAAGAGTAGAGGTATTATTTGAAGGAGCTGATATTGAGAAGTATACTCCACTAGCATTACCAGTTAAATTAGATCTAGACGGTATTGATGAACAGTTTTGTTTTTTAACAGTTGGACACTGGCTTCCAGGAGTATTAGGAGAAGATAGAAAAAACATTGGATACACTATTAAAGCATTCCTTGAAACATTTAAAAACAAAAAAGCAGCACCAGCCCTTTTATTAAAAGTACAAGCAGGTTCAGGAACATCTATTATGGACAGAGAGGAAGTTTTAAATAGAATTGATGCAATTAGAAAGACTGTAAAAGGTAAATTACCAAACATATACCTTCTTCACGGAGATATGACTGATGCAGAAGTAAATGAACTATACAATCACGGTAAGGTAAAAGCGATGATCTCTTTAACAAAAGGAGAAGGATTTGGAAGACCTTTATTAGAGTTCAGTTTAGTAAATAAGCCAATAATAACTTCAGGATGGTCAGGTCATATTGACTTCTTAGACAATCAGTTTACAAAACAAATTGGAGGAACCTTACACAACGTACATCCATCAGCAGCAGTTGATAAGATGATACTAACAGAGAGTTCATGGTTCAGACCAGATGAAGCTCAAACAGGAAAGGCTTTAAAAGATGTTTTTGAAGATTATAAAGTCTATAAAGAATTAGCTAAAAGACAGGGACATAGAAATAGAACACAGTTCTCTTATGAGAAGATGAGAGAGACGTTAGATACTCTTCTAACACAGTACATTCCTGAATTCCCTAAACAAGTGCAGTTAAAATTACCTACACTTAAGAAAATAGAATTACCTAAATTGAAAAAAGTATAATGGAAGAAAAAATGTCAATCTGTCCACATTGTGGAGGAAATGCTTGCTATGAACAAGCAGTAACAGAAGAAGTAACAACAAGCTTTTGCTTTGGTTGTGGATATTCAACTTCAACTCTAATGGTTGAAGGAGGAGATCTGGTAATAAAAACATTAGAAGCATCCCCAGAGTTGTATAAAGATCTCATGTTCGTTGACGAGAATAAGAAAGTATGGTTCCCTTCGACAGTTACTCTTCCTAATAAAGGAATGGTGTTCCTAGATGGAAATTCAAAAGACAATTGGAGATGGGCTGCAGTAAACTCTATAGAGATTTTAGAAGAAGAAAAATCTAAGTTCCCAAAAGGTCAGACAACTAAAATGGATATGAAAAATATCAAGCATTTTGAGAAAGAAGATTTTATGGAAGCATTAGATGCAATAAACTTCTTTGATGTAGAAATTCCACCACAAGAAGAAACTGCAAATGTTTAACGAGAAGTATAAATTTACTACAGAGTGGTTTGATATAGCTATACCAACTTGGACAGAATTATTTGTAAATAATAAAAGACAGATAAAAGATGTACTAGAAGTAGGTTGTTATGAAGGAAGAGCTACAGTATGGCTGTGTGAAAATGTACTTACAGAGCCAGGAAGTACTTATGAAGTAGTCGATACATTTGGAGGAAGCTTATCAGAATCAGGTATGGTTCATGAGAAAGAACAATCAGAACAAGGAGCTCTTACTATAGAGGAAAACTTCCGACACAACATACAATTCTTCCCAGATATTGAATTTAAGATACATAAAGGCTTTTCTCAAAAAGTATTACCACAACTTGATAAAAAGGAGTACGACCTTATTTACATAGATGCTTCACATAGAGCAGATGATACACTAGTGGATGCATACTTTGCTCATAAATTACTTAAGCCTGGAGGTATTATAATATTTGATGATTTTGGCTGGAAAGATCCTAAAGACTTAGCTCCTATTAACTCTCCTGAGTTAGGAATTAGAATGTTTTGGCAGCTATATCAATCAGAGTACGAAGTATTATTTGAAGGATATCAAGTAGGATTTATGAAAAAAACACCTAATAAAATTACACTAACATAGTTGTAAAATTAAAATAAAATTCATATATTTAAGTATGAAAATAAGTTATGCAATAACAGTTTGTAATGAATTGGAGGAAGTGAAAAGACTAGTCAACTTCCTCCTTTCTAACAAACGTACAGAAGATGAGATAGTAATCCTATACGACACTAACGGTAGTGTAGAAGTCTACGATTACGTAGATACCGTAGATGAAATAGTAAATGTATTTGTAGTAAAGGATAAATTCCAAGGACACTTCGCCGACTGGAAGAATAAGTTCTTCAAAGTATGCTCAGGAGATTATATCTTTCAGATAGATGCCGATGAGATTCCTCATATCAATTTAATTGAAAACTTACCGGCAATGTTAAGTACTAACCATGTTGACATGGTTAGAGTTCCTAGAGTAAATACCGTAGAAGGTTTAACTCAAGAGCATATTCAGAAGTGGGGATGGAATGTAAATGAAAAAGGATGGGTGAACTGGGCTGATTGGCAAATGAGAATCTATAAGAATGCTCCTCACATAAGATGGAAAAATAAAGTACACGAAGTACTAGATGGATTTAAGATACACGGGATGCTTCCACCAGAAGAGGAATGGGCCCTATATCATCCAAAGACAATCGACAGACAAGAGAGACAGAATAATTACTACAGTACTTTATGAAAATAGCATTCTTAACAGAAATGGGATTTGAAGGAAAGATTCCTTCTGACCACTCTAATATGCGAACAGAGTTTGCTTGGATGCATGCTCTAGATGCTGAGCATAGACATATACACCACTATGCAGAGGTAAGAGATTATAATCACGTATTTGTTATATTTCCTAAAGGACAGTTATACGTCAATGCAGACGGAACTCAGATAGCAGAAGATAGAAATCCTATAAGTGATCTTCTCATAAAAGAGCTAGTAGAGAGATTAAAGCTTACTAATAAGAAAGTATACGTAGTTCAAGAAGGGCCTCATTGGTGGTGGAATGACTATAGCATGTACGATCAAGTTAGATTCTATAACATGCTAGTATCTTGTGATGGTATCTTTGCACATAACGAACATGATGTAAAATACTATAAAGGAATGTTTCCTAACGTACCTGTGCACGTTATTCCTACTCTAATGATTGACTCTATAGTAGAAAATATTCAACCTATTAGAGAAGAAAAAGTTATCATAGGAGGAAACTTTGCTAGATGGTACGGAGGAATGGAAAGCTTTACAGTAGCACAGAGACTTGATGTTCCAATATGGGGACAGACTTCTCATGCAATGAGAGAGGGAGAGGATCAGTTGATAAATCATTTACCAAGAGTTATGTGGACAGATTGGATGAAACAATTAAGCTCTTTTAAATATGCTGTACACCTTATGCCGACCATAGCAGCTGGAACATTTAGTTTGAATTGTGCTTATTTCGGTATTCCTTGTATAGGAAATGAAAAAGTAGACACACAAAGACTTTGTCATCCAGACCTGGCAGTTGATGTAGAGGATGTAGAGAAAGCAGCAATGCTAGCTGAAAGATTGAGAGATGATAAAGAATTTTATGAGGAGTGTAGTAGAACAGCTAAGGAAAATTATAAAAAATACTACAGTGAAAAGTTGTTTAAGCAAAAATTAAATCGTATCTTAGGTATATGAAAAACGTTAAAGTAGGGAACAATGTAACAATTTCCCATTATACAAATTTATATGGATGTGAATTAGCAGATGATGTCTTTATTGGACCATTTGTAGAGATACAGTCTAATGTAAAAATAGGTAAAGGATCTAGAGTATCCTCTCACAGTTTTATTTGTTCAAGTGTAGAGATAGGAGAAAGAGTTTTTATAGCTCACGGAGTTATGTTTACAAACGATAAATTTACAGAGAACATAGAGGAGTGGGTTGAACGTAAAACAGTCATAGGTAACGATGTTAGAATAGGATCTAACGCTACGATACTTCCAGTAAAAATTGGTAACAATGTAGTCATTGGGGCAGGTGCTGTAGTAACTAAAGACATTCCAGACAACACAACAGTTAAAGGTAATCCAGCTAGATGATATCAGTAATTCAAAATACTTACGAAAGAAATCCCTTTGTAAGAGAATCGGCTGCTTTGACTATAAAAGCATTAGAGGAATCAAAACTAGATTATCAATATATTATTTTTAACGATAAAGGTGATGAGTTAATTTTTGAAGATGTAAAAGACCTTTTAAATGATAAGGTAGAGTATATTTACTCTGAACATAATTTCGGAATGGGAGTATGTAGCGGAGGTTGGGTAGGAGCATTACCGTACGTAAAAGGAGACTTAATACACAATACAGGACAGGACGATGTCTTTACCTCTACATTCTACTTAGAACTTACCAATGAGTTAAAAAGAGAAGATATTTTTCTAGCTTATGCAAATGGCTTTGTAGTAGATAATAACTTATCAACACAAGGAGCATTGATGAGTGCTATGGGTGCATTAGATTATTCAAATCCAAAGCAAGTCTTTAACCAATGGTTTCAGAGAGAGGGCAACACTCTAAGAGCAGCAAATAACTTTATACCAGCTCCAGGAGTTGTTTACAAGAAAGAAGTACACACACTAATAGGAGAGCCTGATCTAATTAATTTTAAAGGTTCGGTAGACTTTGAGTATTGGGCTAGAGTTCTCTATAACAACCTAGGAGTATCTTATATACCAAAGCCAGTGTGGTTGTATAGAATGTCTGAGTATAGTGCAGGGTCTAGACCAACAGCTACTACGGATATCTGGAATAAGCTTATATTGGAAAAATATCAAAAATTAGTAGACAATGAATAATATTGTAATAACTGGAGGAGCAGGATTTATTGCCAGTCACCTAGCTAAGTCTCTTGAAAGTAAATATGATCGAATATACCTTATTGATAGCCTAGTACGAACATCTACGCTGAGGAATATAAAAGATCTACTTCAAAACGATAAATACATCTTTATTGAAGCAGATGTTGCAGATTTCGATTTTACAACTCTGCCTGATGTTAAAGAGGTGTATCATTTAGCAGCAATCAGAATTAATAGATGCGTACAATTTCCAGCAGAAGGACATAAGTCAATTGCTGATTCAGGAATGAATATAGTTAGGTATTGTGCTGAAAATAACGTAAAGCTTTTCTTTGCTTCAACAGCATCTGTTTATAACAATCCTAAAAGGTTTCCTATCATGGAAACAGACCCTTGTGAGCCTCATACAATTTACGGAGCTGGGAAGTATTACACAGAAGGCTTAATTAGGTCCTTTGCTAAGTCACATAACTTAAAGTATTCAATCTGTAGATTCTTTTCTGTATACGGACCTAATATGGACTGTGAAGGAGCTTATACCGAGATTGTATACAATTGGTTGAGCAATGTTAAAGCAGGAAGTAATCAAATAACAGTTTATGGAAATCCTGATGAGAAGATATTAGATTTAGTATTTGTAGAAGATGTTGTAAATGCAATACTTACAGTATCAGAGAATTGGACAAACGATGTATTTAATGTATCTACAGAAGAAGGAATATCTATCTCAGAATTAATAAAAGTTATCGAAGAAGAGTTGGAAGTCTCCCTTAATATTACTATATTACCAGAGAACAGAACAGACATTGAAAACAAAAGAGTTGGATCTGTTTCTAAGTTAAAAGAGTTAGGATGGAGCCCTGAGTATACAATCTCTAAGGGAATAAAAAAGACATACCAATGGATTCAGACACTATAGGTTATAATAAAAGTATATAATGATTATTAAGATTGATAAACCTTTTTACGATATACGCGTTGGTATCTTAGGGATACGTCACACTGTTGTAGAGGAAACTTTACTGGAAGTAGGCATTAGTAATTATAAAATACTATCCGATAAATGCGATATAACTGAAGAATTTGATATAGTACTCTTATCGGGAGTTCACTATATCTTACCAGAAGATCTAATAAATAAACCTAGGTATGGATGTTACTGTTTTCACGAATCACCCTTACCAGAAGGTAGAGGATCAGCTCCCATACAGTGGGCAGTTTCAAATAAGCGTCCAAACCTCACTATTACAATGTTCAAAGCTAATGCTAAAATTGATAGAGGCTACTATACCAATCAAATTAATATACCAATTAGGGATATAGATGTTTATGAAGAGTTAGAAACAAAGCGGAGATCTATAATAAAAGAGTCGCTTATACTATTTTTAACAGAACTAAAAGAAGGTGTTATTGTTTTACGAGAACAGACTGGAGCATCTAGTTACAATAAAAAACGGCTAGCTAAAGATTCAGAACTAGACATTAATAAGACCATAGCTCAGCAGTGGGATTTATTACGAATTTGCGATAACGAAAATTTTCCTGCTTTTTTCACTATTGGGAATAGGAAAGTAATACTAACATATAGGGTAGAAGATTTGATGCATGATACAAATAACTAAAAGTAATAACAAATGAACACATTAACTGAGATCGGATTAAAACATAGTACTGATAAGTCACATAACATCGGTAATTAAATTTAAGTAATATGGTAAAAGTAGCATTAATAGGATATGGGTATTGGGGAGTTAATTTATTAAGAAATCTAACTTCGATTAAACAATCAGAAGTAGTATTGGTTTGCGATTCTCGAGAAGAAAGAATTCAAGCAATAAACCAAACCTATCCAGGAATCAATACAACAACATCTTTTGAAGATGTAATTAATAATGATCAAGTAGAGGCTATAGTAATTGCAACACCTACATTCTCTCATTATGAATTAGCCAAGAGAGCTTTACAGGCAGGTAAGCATGTATTAGTTGAAAAGCCATTAACAGCAACAACAGAACAGGCAGAAGAGTTAATACAATTAGCAACGAGTAAAGGACTTCAGCTAATGGTTGATCATACTTTCTTATATAGCGGTGCTGTTGAGTATATGAAAGAGTTGGTAGAGGGTGGAGAAATAGGTACGTTAAAGTATTTTGACTCAACCAGAATTAACCTAGGATTACTTCAACCAGATGTAAATGTTCTTTGGGACTTAGCCCCACATGACATATCAATACTATCGTTCCTACAAAAAGAACAACCTATCAGTGTCAATGCAACTGGAGTATCTCATACAGGTAATGGAATCGAGAACATAGCATACATGACTTTAAATTATGAATCAGGATTTATTGCACACTTTAACTGTTCCTGGACATCACCAGTTAAACTAAGAACAACGTTGATAGGAGGAGATAAAAAGATGATAGTGTATGATGATATCAATCCTACAGAGAAAGTAAAGATTTACGATACAGGGTATGAATGTAAAACACTCGAAGATAGAACAAAGATCTATGTAGACTACAGAGTAGGAGACATTAGTATACCAAAAGTAAGCACACACGAACCTCTACGTAAGATGTTAGAAGACTTTCTATCATGCATCGAGAGTGGAAACACTCCGGTATCAAGTTGGGAGGTAGGATTAAGAACTGTAAGAATTCTTGAAGCAGCTCAACAATCTATTAAACAGAACGGAAAATTAATTTTAATAAAACAATAATGAGTAGAAAAATTCCCTTAGGAAGACCTTTCCTAGATACGCAAAGCATACTTAAAGAAGTAGAAGCAGCATTAGAAACAAAGTGGATTAGTGGAGGACCAACCGTTGTTAAGTTCGAAGAAGCATTCAAAGACTACATAGGAGGAGGATTTCCGGTAGCAGTTTCAAATGGAACAATAGCCATTGAAATGGCATTGGTTAAACTAAACGGAGGTAAAAGATATACTTCTGAGGATGAAGTAATAGCACCTTCTTGGTCATGGGTAGCAACAGGATTTGCACCAGTATTAGTAGGAGCTACTCCAGTATGGTGTGATGTAGATCAATACGGAGTACCGACAGCAGAGTCAATAGAAAAGAAGATTACAAAAAATACTAAAGCAATTATCATTGTACACCAAATGGGAATTCCATGTGACTTAGATGCTATCAATGCTTTGTCTGAAAAATATAACATACCTGTGATTGAAGATACAGCATGTGGATTTGGATCAGAGTACAAAGGTACTAAGTTAGGTAATTCAAGAAACATCTGCACATTTAGTTTACAAGCACGTAAGTGTTTAACAACAGGTGAAGGAGGAATGTTAGTAGCTAGAACAGCCGAAGAGGCAGAATGGTTTAAATCTTACAGAGCTTTTGGAACTTCAATATCACCATTAGAAAGAGATAAGGCTCAGTTCTTACTAAAAGAAAACTTCAACATAGTATCCTCTAATTATAAGATATCAGATATTACAGCAGCTGTAGGATTAGCACAACTAAAATCATTTGATACAGAAGTATCTATGAGACAACAGAGAGGAGCTTACTACGATAAATTAGTTACAGAGAAGTTACAAGGATTAGCAACTCCAGCAAACAGAGTGCCAGAGTACACAACTAATTACAATTGGCAAAATTACCACATACTCCTTGATAGTAAATTTAATCGAGATCAAATAGTTGACTTACTAAGAAAGCAAGGAATAGGATGTAAATGGGATATTCAAGCAATACACCTAGAGCCTGTATTTGAAAGTAGATTCGATAATGAAACTTCAGATATGCCTAATACAATGTTATTTCATAATCATGGACTATGGTTACCTTTCTATGCAGAGATTACTGAGGATGATCAAGAGTATATAATTAGCATATTGAAAGATCTTTTACAATCGCTATAAAAGTATTATATAATGATAAGACATAGTTATAACACTCTTCAATTTCCTTTTGCTGAAAAGTTACAACAACTATTCGATGTAGAAGACCTAACTGCTATATATGACGATGTAGAGGTATTTACAAGAGAAAAAGATCAAAGTACTAACTGGCATAAAATATACTATACCTGGGCACGTACTGAGGATTTTGAACACCTTTACGATGAATTTATATTACAAACAATCAAGCCACTTTATAGAGAACAGATTGCATATCAAGCTATTCCTACGTTTAGAGTAGCATATCCAAATAATATAGCAGTAGGAGAGTTTCATAAAGATAAGTATTATAGAAACGGAGAGTGGGCAGCTAGAGTAAAAGAGGATAACTTTTTTCTACCTTTTACAGATGCATTTGATACTAATACTATATGGGTTGAATCTGAAGAAGATAAGGGCGACTTTACCCCAATGGAATGTAGTTATGGAGAATGTATACAATGGGATGGTTGTAACTTAATGCACGGTAATAAGATTAACAACACAGGTAAGACTAGAATAAGCTTTGACTTTAGGGTAATAAAATACTCCAACTACCTTCCTAGTAAACACAGTACTATAAACACCGGTACTAAGTTTGAAATTGGAGGATATTATAAACTACTATAAACCAGTGCCTTTAAAATGAAAACATTTATAACTAGGGATACTTTAATTTTTCCAATACCGACGGGATGTATATTTTACGATGGATTTAAAAAGTTAGGTTGGAAAAGCTTCTACATACCACCATTCTCAGAGGGAGGTAAGAAATTAGTTGAATATGACTACGAAGGTCCTGTTGACATTCTTATTGATTGTCTAAACCTTACTACACCTGGAAATGAAGATCATATTAACGACCTCAGGCTTTTTAAAGAACAAAACCCTAACTGTAAAATATTTGTAGCAGGATTTTTACCATATGATTTTACAAAGACATCGCAGATAGATAAGAGGTTTGAAGGGTATGTTGGTATAGTAGATTATTTCTTTAACTCAACAGTACAGCATAGTAGAGCAAAAGAAGAGTTTGCTAGCATAGGAATAGAGTATATCAGTATCCCTTATTCATCAATAGTGGATCCTATTGAACTAGACTCACCTTATACATATGATACATGCTTTATAGGTACTACTGATTCAGGAGAAAGATTAACAGATATATGGTATCCGGAAATAATAAAACCACCACTGAAAACATATTTAGGAGGTTTTCTAGGAAAACCTAGAACAGGTTTTGAGGAAATGTTAGCAATTTCAAAACAGTCTAAAGTTAATCTAAATCCACATTACGAATACCAGATACACGAAGATCCTAATAATATACACAGTTATGTGGAACTTAATACAAGAGTTTTTAATTTAGCTACTATGGGGTCCTTTCAACTTACAAATCACACATTATTTAAGAAACTTTTTGGAGAAGAATATCCGGTGTTCGATAGATACAACTTTAAAGACATGTTACACTATTATTTGAATAATGATGATGAACGTGAAAAGGTTATCAGGAATGTACAGAAGATAGCTTTAGAAAAGTATACATCAAAAGCATTTGCAGAAAAAATATCAAAGAACGAATTTAACTTTATATAGAAATGTATTCTAAATTAGGAAATGAATTAAGTGTATTAGTATTGTCATGTGATAAGTATAGTCACCTATTACCATACTTTACAACTGTGTTTGACAAATATTGGGGATTAAAAAACATTTGTAAAAAATATATTGTTACTGAAAGTACTATAGTAGAACATGATGATTACATTCCAATACTAACTAATGAGTCAAACTGGACTTTGGCAACCGCCATGGCATTGTCGCAAATACAAACACCGTATGTTTTTTTAATATTAGATGATTTTCTCTTATGGAGAGAATTCCCAGCTGCAGATATATATGAAGGGTTATCTATAATAAAAGAAGCTGCTTTAGATAAATTTGTATACCACTATCCGCATGCAGTTTTCGATAATAAGTTAGAACCAACCAAATATGGAGCTAGTATAGGGAAGATAAGACAAGACTCAGAATACACTATGACTGTTCAGCCATCTATTTGGAATGTTGATTTTTTTAAAAAATGTTTATTTGAAACCGAATCACCATGGGAATTTGAGATAAACGGTTCTGAAAGAGTAAATAGTACAATGACTCATAAAATCTATATGAAAACAATTCCATACGGATACCATATAGAAGCTATGACAAGAGGTCAATTGACTGAACAGTTCCACAATTTAATACAAGTAGAAAATCTAATATGAAAAAAGTACTATTTCTAATGAACCTGAGAGAAGCCTCAGGAGAATACAGCCCAGCAATCTTTAACTGGTACGGTATACTAGAGCGATTAGGTTATGAGGTCTATTACGAAGACTATGCACAATATGATGCAGATGCTTTTTACAACTTAGTGAAAGAAACAAAACCAGACTTTATATTTCATCCAACATATGTAAAATTTCATAGTGAGTTTGCACGACTAAGAGAGTTCTCTAAAGTATACTGTATACATTCAGATGATGATTGGCGCTTTGATGATTATACAAAATACTGGATACCTTTTACAGATGGTGCAATCGGCTACCAAAGTAACATAAAAAACTATTTACAAGCTGGAGCTAAAGAAGACTATTACCAAAGAGCTAGATGGGCATTTAATCCCAACACAATGTTATTTGACTTTAGCGGAAAGAAAGAGCATAAAATTTCTCACGTAGGAGGGTTACATGGAAACAAAGCTCAGCGAGTTAACGATATGAAGCAGAAAGGATTTGACGTAACATGTATCAATCCTAACTTTAATAGCTACTCACAGTACCTACAGTCCTTTAGTAGATCGATAGTATCACTAAGTCTTACTAGCAACTCTTTAGGGACAGGAGCTCAAAGTAAAACAAGACTAAGTGAGATTCCATACTACTGTGTACTTGCTAGCGAGCCTTGGCCGGATATGGAGTTATGGAATTTAGAACCTAATAAAGACTTTATACTTTTAGATGAGTCAGACAAAAGTTTTGAGATGTTAGAAAGAGTCTTAGAGGATAAAGACTTTGCTGATAAAATGTATCAATCTGGAAAAAGAGTATTGATAGAACATAATACAGTTTTTCATGAATGGAATAAATTTATGCAACATCTAGACCCAGACTACAAACCAGTAGACGTAGCTAGTATTTTAAAAACATATAACCTATAAACTATACAACATGCAACAAATATATTCAAAAATAAACCCAGAAGTATTATTACATATAATTTCTAGAAAGGAAGATATGTTACCTGGAAGAAAAGATATTGTACCGGAAGAAAACTTCATACAGTGTTCAATTTTAAATATGGAAAAAGGTAAAACATTTAGGCCACATAAACATATTTGGAAAGAAAGAACTAGAAACGTTATTGCACAAGAGTCTTGGATTGTAGTACAAGGAAGTGTTAAGTGTAAGTTTTATGATTTAGATGACAGCCTACTTACTAAAGTTGTTTTACAAGCTGGAGATGCCTCTTTTACTTTACAAGGTGGCCATAACTATGAAATATTAGAAGATGATACCCTAGTGTACGAATACAAAACAGGTCCGTATGAAGGACAGGCTTTAGATAAAGTATTCCTAGATGCAGAATAAAGTATTAATTTTTGGAAGTACGGGAGGGGTAGGTTCTGCAGTAAAGAAAGAATTACTTAAGGAAGGGTTTACCGTTATTGAAGTAACTAGGTCTGAGGTAGACCTTTCAAAAGAAACTGCAAAGAGTTTACTATACGACTTACTTACCTTACATCAGCCAGATGTAGTAATAAACTGTACAGGTATATTTGGAGGTAATGAAATAGATTTTGATAAAATTTTTGATATTAATGTAAAGGCTAATTGGAATATTCTAGAATACTACAAAGAAAATCCATCAGAAAAATTAGTTAAATTTATCACTATAGGTTCAAGCTCTTACGATTCAGGAAGAAGAGATTATATTTTGTATGCAGCTTCGAAAGCAGCACTCTTCAACATATACCAAGGAGCTTCAGAATACTTTGCAGATAAGAACTTAATAATAGGGCTAATAAATCCAGGTAAGATTAGAACTCGGATGATTGAACATCTACTTAAACCAGATTCAGTCTGTTTAACACCGGAAGAGGTTGCACAACAGACTGTAAGCTTTCTTGTAGACTTGAAAAAAAGTTCTTATATTAATATAAACAAATAAAATTAATGAAAACAGCATTTATAACAGGAATTACAGGTCAAGATGGAAGCTACTTAGCTGAATACTTATTATCATTAGGGTATAGAGTAACAGGAATAATAAGACGAAATTCAACAGTAGAGCATCAACAGAACCGTATACAGCATTTAGGTAAGATAGAACTTATGTATGGAGATCTTTTAGATCAATCCTCACTGGAAAAAGCATTAAAAACTTTCCAACCAGATGAAGTGTATAATTTAGCAGCTCAATCACATGTAAGAATAAGTTACGACATTCCACAATTTACAACACATACAAACTCTATAGGTGTGCTAAACCTCCTAGAAGCTTGTTTAAGCTGCTGTCCAAATGCTAAGATATATCAAGCTTCTTCTTCAGAAATGTTTGGTTCATCAGTAGATGAAGATGGTTACCAGAGAGAGAGTACAAAGATGACACCAGTATCTCCTTATGGTTGTGCAAAAGTATTTGGATATAATATTATTCGAAATTATAGAAATGCATATAAGTTACATGCTTCAAATGGAATATTATTTAATCACGAATCACCTCGTAGAGGATCTAACTTTGTAACTAATAAGGTTGTTAAGACGGCTGTATCTATTAAGTTAGGATTAGAAGATAAGTTAGAGTTAGGAAACATGGATGCATACAGAGATTGGGGACACTCTAAAGATTATGTAAGAGCAATGCACTTACTACTACAACAACAAGAGCCAGGAGACTGGGTAGTAGCTACAGGAGAGACTAGATCTGTAAGAGATATGTGCGAATATGTATTCAGTAAATTAGGATTAGACTATAATCAGTATGTAATTCAAAACCAAAAATTCCTACGTCCGGAAGAGCTTCCTTACTTAAAAGGAGATTCAACTAGAATAAGAGAATTAGGATGGAAGCCAGAGTATACTTTTGAAAGTATGATGGATGAGATGATTGAATACTGGACAAATACATTATCAAAGTAATATGAGAATAAGTTTTATAATACCAAGTAGAAATAATTTAAAGTATCTTAAGCATGCTGTAGCAAGTATACAGGACAACTACGGTACACAGCATGACATAGTACTACTAGATGATGCCTCTACGGACGGTACTTGGGATTGGATTCAATCTCTACAAGGAGACAATATTATTAAATACAGACATGAAGGTAAGGAAAGAGTAGGGCACATTATGTTATACAATAGAGGAGTGGAGATGTCTAGGACAGAAGCTTTTACAGTCTTTCATGCCGATATGATAATTACAAAAGACTTTGTTGCAAATGCTTTAAAACATTTAACACCTAAGAGTGTAGTATCCTCTACTAGAATAGAACCGCCACTACATCCACCAGGTCCGGAGAAGATAGTCCGTATGTGGGGATTTGAACCTGAAGAATTTAAACGAGAAGAATTTCTTAAAGAGGTAGAAATCTTTCAAGAGCTTCCTGAGAATAAAGATGCTATAACAAATGGTATGTTTGTTCCTTGGACAATGTATAAAGAAGATTACCAAGCTATAGGAGGCTTTGATAAGTTATTTGCTCCAATGGAATTAGATGATAGCGATTTATCTAACAGAATGCTACTAGCCGGGTACAACTTGGTACAGTCTAGAGATTCTTTCGTATACCATATGACTTGTAGAGGAAGTAGATTCAAAGATGGTATTGAAATTGAAGCTGAGATCCCTTTACCAGATGGAACAATATGGTATAAACCAAAAGATTCAGAAGAGTATAAAGCACTACGAGGCATTAAATTTAGAGAGTGGTTTAGGAAATGGGGGAGTAATGTACTGCATGATGAATTCTTAATGCCAAAGGTACTCCCAAAGTATAATATAGCATTTGCAGTTAAGAACTGTAATCTAAATATCTTACAACTTCTAGAGCCTTGGTGTGATAGAATCTATATTCAGGATGAAATGGGAGTACTAAAAGCAGCATACTTCGAAACTGAACAAAAGAACACCTCATATGATCTAACAAAGCGAGTACTTACCTTAGAGTACAACGATCCAGTAGGAGAAAATGATATAGTATTAGAGTTTGATGCAAAACAATTTACTCAACAGTCTTTTGAAATTATTCAACAACTATCTGAAATTATAAAAGAGAGTGGAGAGGTAGGAGAATTTGAATTAGATATATTTAAAGTAACTATTAACTCTCTTATAGAGTATCAGAATGATTACATAGTATGTAAAAACTAAACTATTTATAATAAAAACATATGAGCTTGATAAACGAAATAAAAGAGATGTTATCTGAAGTTACAAAAGTAAACTTTAAAGGAAATAAATTTGTCCTTAAGATAGATGTAAATGAAGATCCAAATAAGAAAGGAATCAAAGTACAATTCCTTCCAACTACATTTGCTGGAATGTCCAAGCAACAGCAAGATGAAATCGCTATGGAGTTAGGAGCTAAATTGAATCAAGGACTATCATCTCTAGGGTTAGCAGTTGAGAGAGATAGAGAGTTAAAGGATAAGACGATCATAGGATTCTTTATCTACATCGAATATCTAGATAAGATTATTATTAATGCTCTAAATCAAGCAGCACAAGAACCAAGTAACGGCTAAATAAATTAAAGATGGCAAAGTTTTGTTTTTATTCAAAAAGTAATCCTACACAAGAACCAGTAGGAGTAGTAGATGCAATAAGTAGAGAAGAAGCAATTAAATTCTTCTCACTGACTAAGATGTTACCAGTAAACGATTTTTTAACAATTTTTGAAGTAAAAAGCTATACATATGGTGCACAAGAAGGAATTACGGAAAGTAGTAAACAGTTACTTAAAGGGTAGCGTTAGAATAAGCGAGAAGGATATGGCTAGAGAGGTAATGGAAAAAAAGCTCTTCATAGAAAATATTATCCTTTTAAGAGAGATAGAGGACAGAAGAGACTTTATGGAAGAAGAGATCGGAGTAGATATGTCTATCTATGAAGAAAAATTCCTACAGGTAATAGAAAATCTATTTAAAATACACTTCAGCAAAGAGCAATTTGCATTAATACAGTACTACTTATATCAAGTACCGACCATTGTAGATTGGGACGGTAAGATAGATCTTTCAGATGGAAAGGATATGATTACAGTTGACTTTGAAACACCTGAGCAGGTTTGGAATGTAATAACTAGCTTAAAAGAAGTTAAAAAATAGTTGCCTAAGAAGAGTATTGTTCTTATATTTAGGTATAAATAATAAACAAAAACGGTTATGAATTTAGAAATGATTCCTTGTACAAGATGTGGCAATGATATGCCAAAACTCCGATTAGAAAAATACGGATACGATTTCTGTGTTAGCTGCTCAGATGTAAAGCCTAAAGTAGGACGTATTAGAGTAGTAGGAGAAGGAGACTATACTGCAACAGAGCTTGATATCTTAGATCAAGACACAGCTAGAAGACTTCAAGAGATGGAGAATATTGCAAGAGGAGTTAGAAATGTTCCATTAGAGATCTTAAACTACGACGAAGATGAAGTAACAGATGATGCTAAAGCATTAGATGCTGTTATTGAAAAGGCTTTAGACGATGAATTAGAAATCGAAGAGGTAGAAGAAGACTTAGAAGATCTAGAGGACGTTGAAGATGTAGACTTGGAAGACGAAGACGACGAATAGATGCCACCACCAAAGTTTATATCCAAAGATGATTGCTTAAGAGCAATGGCCAATACTAGAAGTAATAGAGGAGCAGCTCGATTCCTTCGCTGTAGCTTTGTCCATTACAAAAAGTACGCTAAGACTTATGTGAATGAAGAAGGAATATCTCTATGGGAGGTTCATAAGAATCCAGCCGGTATAGGTATTCCTAAATATCTTCCTAACAAAGGAAAGCAAGCACCTCTTAAAGAATTAGTAGAAGGAAAGATATCAGTTGCTTCTTTTGAGCCAGCCAAAATCAAACAGAGATTAATCTTTGAAGGGTACTTGAAAGAAGAATGTAGTCGATGTGGCTTTCATGAAGAGAGAGTAACAGATCATAAGATACCTTTAATACTTCAATTCAAGGATAGGAATAAAGTCAACTACGAGCTTTCTAATATTGAACTTATGTGTTACAACTGTTCTTTCCTGTACTCGGTATCACCTATTACCGACAAGCAAGTCATTGCAATGGAAGACTCTGTTGATAAACAAGTAGCTGATTTTGATTGGGAAGTAGATGATGCTATGAAAGAGCATTTAGAATCGTTAGGACTTTGGAAAGAAGAGCCTACAGATGGTTCACAGTACATCTCAGAAAACTTTACAAGAAATGAAAAAAAAGACTAAACCTACCAGAGAAAGAATTGTAGCCAATAAGCTTGTAAAGCAATCAGAGCAAAATGAAAAGCTGAGAGAGAAAACAATCAGTAATTCTTTTTGGAAATTGTTTAATAAATAGTTGCCAGTATGAATCTTTATTCATATATTTAGGTATAAATAAAAAGATAAAGGTTATGGCAGAGAAGACAGGTAATACCGCAAAGCTACTATACGATTTTAATACTTCAGGAGTATGTGAGGTTTGTATAAAAGGTAATTGGTACCGTACTACAGCTAGAGAATTCAGATCATTTGATGGAAAGAGAAGAATAACTGAGCCTATCAAACAGCCAGGCTTAGGAGATAGTATGTTCGATGTTCCTATGCATACATACGAATATAACGGTCCAGTCTATATTGTACAGTCAAACGTAGAAGTAATCAGAATGGATACAGAAACAATCGTTACTAATCCAGAGATGCCAGTAAGTCAAAAATCATTAGAAAATAGCAATCGTATATGAGAAAATTACAAATAGAATCATTAGAAGAGTTAGAAGGAATCTTCAGAGAGAAGTCAGTTGATATGACTAACAATATTAGAGAAGGTATTGAGGAAGCTATGAAGGCTAAGAAGAAGACAGCTCTCTTATTTGAAATAGAACTGGATGGTATGGATACTACCTTTGAAATCTCTCTTACATCTAAGGAATGGATTGTAGCTCTAGAGAATTGCTTGAAGCATTATAGCGAGTGGGAGATGGGAGATGAAGCCATTGATACATATTTATTGATTAAAGAATTAAAAGAGAAAAAACTATGAGTAATTTAGTAAAAGTATTTACGTGTGAATTAACTGGAATCAAGACAACTTACACCTACAGAAAGGATAGTGTTGTGAGTGGAATAGAAAAAGCAGAGTTCGAATATCCTAAAGAATACTTGGATGAATTCAATAAAAAGGAAAAATATCAAAAGAATCTTCCGAAAACAAAACAAATGTTCTTAAATCCTAAGACAGGTAAAGAAGTAAGTTACTATCGAGCTAAGACATTAGGTCTTGTAAAATAAATTAAAAAAAGTTTGTGAATTAGTTGCTAGAACGAATCTTTGTTCGTATATTTAGGTATAGAAATCAATTAAAAACAATAAGTTATGTTATCAAAATTCAACACAGGTTTAGACTCTTACCTTTCAAAAGATCAAGTAAAAGCTTTAGCACCAGTAGCATTCGCTACAACACCGACAAGTACTAAAGTAAGTGATAAGTATTTACATGTTAATACTGAGACTATCATCGATGACTTAGAAAAGTTAGGATGGTTGCCAGTAACAGCCTCACAGAGAAAATCTAGAGGTAAAGATACAATCTTCTCAAAACATATAGTATCATTTCAGAATCCAGATCTTATGATCAAAGGTAAGAATGGTGATGATGCTTTCCCAAGAATCATTTTAACTAACTCTCATGATGGATTTAATTCATTCCAGTTTAGAGTTGGTATCTACAGATTAGTATGTTCAAACGGATTAGTAGTAGCTGATGAAGAATTCTCAGCATTCAGAATCCGTCATAAAGGATATACTTTCGAAGAATTAAGAGGTGTAGTATCTCAAGCAGTAGCTGATCTTCCTAATAAGGTAGAGGTTCTTAATAAAATGCAGTTAAGAGAATTGACTCCTGCTGAGCAAAGACAATTAGCTATCGATGCTATGCAATTAAGAACTAATAGAATCGATGCTGAATGGGATGAAGAGACTATTCAAGATGTTTTAACTCCTACAAGAGATGCTGATAAAGGAAATGACCTTTGGAAAGTATTTAATGTAATCCAAGAGAAGATTACCCAAGGAGGATATTCAGCAGCATTAAATGGTGCTAAAGTAAGAAAGGTTAGAAAGATTAAATCATTCGAGAAAGATCTAGAAGTTAATCAAAAGCTATTCAAATTAGCTACAGCATTGGTTAACTAATGGATAGAGAAAAGTATATACAAATGAGAAAATCAGGCCAGTATGATCTGGCTTGGTTTTACGAATACTTCTTAAAGCATAAGGATGAGAATAGAATAACTCCTCCCTTTGAAATCTTTCAACAAGCCTTTAATATGTACTTCCAAATGAATGGAGGATTTATTCTAGACCATATGGATAAGAAAATGGAAGTAACGAAAATAGAAAACGAACAAGGAAACTTATTATACATAGATTAAAAATGGAAGGCAAAGTAAAAACACCAAAAGAATTGATGGCAGACTTAAATGGAAATTACATTCAAGTAATTAAAAAGAACGGAAAGACTCACGACAAACTATTTAAAGATCCTCAGAGAGCAGTACGATCGGTAGGAGTAGAGAATGTAAAATATCTTAGAGAAGTTCTAAAAGAACAAGTAAATGCTAGATATGCAGATATTGATGCAATAACAGGAACACCAGAAAACGAATTATAATTATGGCAAATTCAAATTCAAACAGTAACGGGCTAGGGTTAGGTACAATATTGTTCTTAATATTCTTAGTATTAAAATTAACAAACTATATTGACTGGTCATGGTGGTGGGTTACAGCTCCATTATGGATTCCAATTATAATTATAGGAATTATAGGGTTAATAGCAATATTTTATATAAAAAAGTTTTAAAATGAAAGCAGTTATTAAAGTTTTAGTAGGACTATTCTTAGGATTAGGATTAATTCAGTTAGTAGACTTAGTATTTTATTTGATGAATCAAGAGGATACTTACTTATTTAATATTGGAATAGTATTACTTGGAATAGTGTTTGTAGCATTTGGCTATTTAGGATTGTATCTCATGAAGATAATTAAACCAGAGAAAGAAGAAGTTAAACAAGAAAATGAATTATAAATTAAATTTAAACAACAAGTTATGAACAGAATTTTAGTAGTATTAGGATTAGTAGTGTTATTGGTAGTGGGAGTATTCTCATGTGAACGTATTGATGCCGGGCATGTAGGTGTAAAAGTAAATCTATATGGATCAGGTAAAGGAGTAAGCGATGTTACGGAATGTACTGGATTAGTATTCTACAATCCAATGTCAACAAAGATCTATGAATTTCCAACTTATATCCAGCATAAAGAATATAAGAAAACAGAAGAAGGAGACAATTCATTCATTGTAAATAGTAAAGATGGATCTGAATTTAGTGTATCGCCTATTATGAATTATTCAGTACAGAGAGATAAAGTACCAGCTATCTTTGCAAAATACAGAAGAAGCTTACCAGAGATTGAAGAAGGATTCTTAAAAACAGCCGTGTACGATGCTTTTAGATTAGCAGCAAATAAGTATACAGCAGATGGATTAATTTCAAATAGAGAAATATTTGAGGTTGAAGTAAGAAGAATATTAGTATCACAATTACAGAAAGAAGGATTCATATTAAATCAATTCACATCAAATCTAATCTATCCAGATTCATTTAAGAAAGCTATTAATGCTAAAAATAATGCAGTACAAGCAGCTTTAATGGCTGAGAATAAAGTTAAGCAAGCAGAGGCTGAAGCTAAAATCAAAGTAGCAACAGCAAATGGTAATGCAGAAGCATTGCTAGCAAATGCAAGAGCTGAAGCTGAATCAAATAGATTGAGACAACAAACATTAACTCCAATGTTAATTCAACAACAATGGATTGAGAAGTGGAAAGGTAATGTACCGACAACACAATTAGGGAGTAATACAAGTGTTATGTACGGATTAAAATAGTAAAATATTTTAAAAATAATTGATAAAAGAGTTGCTAGCGCAGCTCTTTTTTCGTATATTTAGGTATAGAAATCAATTAAAAATAAAGGTTATGAAAGTACAAGATTTAAAAGCAGGTGATAAGTTTAAGATGAATGGACTATCAGTAAGCGGTAAGCAGACTAAGGTTAAATGTGAAATGATCCGATACAATGGAATGGATAAATACATTGTAGTATGCCAGGGTATTAGTATACTGGTAGATGGTACTGATGAAGTATTTGTATAACTAAAAGATAGGAGATATGTCAGAAGAAGAGTTACAAGTACTGCTTGATGAAGAAGAGACTTACATCAACGAATGGAGAGATAGTTTAACACAAGAACAAATAGATTCAATATGATACATGCAATAGTAGGAGCAATAGCAATGGGATGTGTTGTTGCAGGATTTGGAATAGGAGTAATATTATTACTAGAGCCTTCAAGAAAGAGCAGGAGGGGGCGCTAACCTCTCAAGTCACGTCGCGCAAATTCTCCCAACCTTCCAGGTTGTAGGAGGTAAAAAACTAAAAGATATGAAAATAGAAGACGTAGTATTATACCATAAGAAGTATAGAGGAAGTAAAATAGCTTTCAACTCTAGAAAGGGTGTAGGAAGTATTATAGAAGGAATAGCTGTCCAGGTAGTACCTCAAGAGGGGTTAATCATCTTAAGAGACTATGATAACTTTCCTCATTGTATATCAATACTAACATTGGAAGAGATATGATGTTCTTTATTTGGCTATTACTTGTATTAGGGATGACAGGTAGTATTGGATTGAGAGGAGGAAGAAGAATACCAATGCCTCCAAGGCCTAAAAGAAAACAATCTAAAAAGAAAAAGATATGATAAAGTTTCTATATGGAATATATTGGAGAATATGTAGAAGAATAGGGTACAGAATAATCTTGAGAGACTACTATGATCCAAAGACATTCACTCTAAAGAAAAGAAATAGTCATATGGCTTTGATAAAGTACATAGGTAAGGAAGATGAGAATGGATATGTAAGGATAGAGGAAATTTGGCAAATACAAATTAGAAAGATATAAGTATCCGTAGAGGGGTAAATACTATAGAAAGAAATAATATCTCCAGCAATATAATAGATAAGAATACTATATAGGATAATAAAGAAGACGTTATAAGGACAGTGGACAATCCTATAGAGAAACCCGTTGAGAGACCCGTCTACAAACCCGGCTAGATACCCACTTTGATACCCGTTCAATTACCCGTTTCTCTACCCGGTCGATACCTGTTTATACATAGATATGGACCTGGAGAGATAAAGGGAGAGACATAAGGAGAACTACTGGAAATACATAGGAAAAGGGTAGTATAAAGACATATAGTACTTGGTAGTAAAAGGTACTGTATAGTATATATGATGTGTAAAAAAAGGAGATAGGGATGGTAAAATAAGGATAGGAAAAATGTGGGGGGTGTGTCTCCCTAATAGTTTTTTTCTATAATAAAGAAAACCTATGCTAGATACCCTTTCTATAGACCCGTTTTATATCTAGAAACCCGTCTAGTAACTCGATTCGATACCCGGTAGAAACCCGTTCAAGAACCCAATTGAGACCCGTTTGGTAACCCTGGCTAGCAACCCGTCTAGTGACCCGATAGAGACCCGTTCTAGTTACCCGTTTCCTGTCCCCCCTCCGGGGGTAAAAAAAGATGAAAAAAAAGTTGCCTCCTATGGTATTTATTCATATATTTAGGTATATAATTAAAACAATAGAAACTATGACTAATAGATTAAAAGGTAATTTAACGATCTGGGGTATCCTTCTTATGGTGTTTGCTCTTCCTGTGATAGTGCTTGGGGTAATCTTCGACCTAAAAGATAGAGGATGGTTTTGGGGTACTATTACTGTGTTAATAGCCTTGTACTTCTATAACATAGTATTTCCTTTCTTATAATACTCAGCATGTAATGAAAACAATTCAAGTAACTCTCCAGGAGAGATGGGCTGCATCCAAACACATGGTGCAGAAAAGCAAAAAGACCTACACCAGAAAAGATAAGCATAAGAAAAAGGGCTCCCAACAGGGCCCTGTTAAAGCATCACTTTAAGTTAAAGTAACAGTTTAAGTTAAAGCTTTGCTTTAAGTAACGAACATGGCGTACCGGCCCGTCTACTCTTCCGACTCTCTTTCAAAGCCAGGCCCCGTATTCCCTTCTAACATACCTAAAGATACGAACGATCTTTGTAACTAGCAACTTTTTTATTAACTTTTTTTTAATTTATAATGAATATAAATAACATATAAGGGTTGGATCCTACCATATAAATGCATATATTTAGGCATCAATAATTAAAACAATATAATATGAAAACAATTGAAACTTTTAAACAACAATTCAATTTTGAAATCAACAACAATCTTTTGGTAAAACCTTTTATGTGGGTGTCTGTAGGGGAATTAGCTTATTTAGAGCATCACTCTTTATCAGATAAAATCAGTTTAGGTTTTGATGATGGTCAGCCATTTTATGAATTTATAGATGAAATCACATTTGAAGAAGCTTTTAATTTAGCAAAAGACTTATTTGATAATAATCTATCTGCTAATATGGTATTTGATGTAGCTGAATTAGATGATAATGAGGTAGGTGAATTTGAAAACTTTTTTAGAAGTTAATTAAAAAAAGTTGGGAAAAGGGTTGCTTATGTGATCCTTTTTCCGTATATTTAGGTATCAATAATTAAAACAATATAAAAATGGACTTTACAACAGCAAATCAGATTTTAGCGGTAGTGTTACAATTAGTGGACCAAGAGAAATTCGAAGTATTAAATGCATTACAGGCCATCCCAGAATGGAATGAACTAGTAACAGAGGCTACAGAAGCTTAAAAAAAAGTTGCCTCTTCGGAGGCAATTTCTTATATTTAGGTATCAATAATTAAAACATAGACATCATGATCAACAAAATCAAAGGATTAACACTAGTAAATTGGATAGGAGATAATAAAGGTACCTTCCAGGCCATAGTAAAAGTACCAGCAGGCTTTATGACAGCATATGAGATAGGAGATAAATTACCAGCTCTTAATAGATGGAAGAAAGGAGCTCTTCAATCTATCCAGTTTAGGGCTGAAGGAGCCAATCATTGGAT